GATCAAAAAAGGTCAATGCTAAAGCATCCGCCAAGTCAGGGCTAAAGCCAAACTCTTTTTTGATATTCTCTTTTGGCAATAATAAATAGCGCTCTTTCTTGTCATAGTAAAAACTAATGGTACTAAGCTGTTTTTTGAGTTTGTCGTTTGGCACGATACTAAGTAGCCTAAATTTCTCTTTGAGTGTAAAATATGCTTCCGCTCTTTTGTTGGCGTAAAGCTTCTCATTTGTTGCCTTGTATGAAAATTTAGCCTCTCTGATTATCCCACGCAAGCCAAAATCCACCAAAGTATCAAACACACCAGCACCAATGCCAACGCTATCGATAAAAATAGCATCTGGCTTATCCTCACTTCTCTCATATATGCCAAAAATTTCCCTTGCTAAAGCTGTCACACTATCAAGCCTAAATGTGTAAAAGTTTGTGATGTCATAACCTTTTCTAATACAAAGCACGCTTTCATCATCTCCCTCACGTGCCACGTCTAGCCCCCAAACAATGCTAGCTTTTTCGTTTGACATCTGCGTGCTAAACGCGTTTTCAATTAGTGCAAGGTTGAATAACACGTTTGAGGTAGTATCTAAAAACTCGCCGTATATCTCTTGGCGCACTACGTCGCTATCTATACCGCCAAGCTCTGCCACCATTTCGTCTATCTGCTCTTTTTTAAGGAGTGGATTATTAAAGCTTGATATTTGATAATTTTTCCAGTCTTTATCTCCGCTCATCCCACGTTTGGCAAGGTCATAAAAGCGGTTCTTGCCTTTTGGTACGCCGCCTATAAATGCTCTTGATTTTGGGTTATCCAGTAGCATTGCTCTTATAGCGTTATCCCAAAGATAGGCGTCCTTTAGGATTATGCCAGCTTCGTTTAGGATCACTATATCGTAGCCAAAGCCCTCAATGTTTTCTGGGCGTTCTGCACTTCTCATATCAAGATAGCCCTCGCCGATGCTTAGCTTTTTGTCTTGAGCGTGAAATCTATATAGCTCTTTTGGCAAGGCTTTTAATTCAGGCAAAAAATAGCGTTCATAATATCTTTGTAGGTTTGACGTGATAGTATCTACCCAAAGCACCTTTTTGCCTTCTAGTAGCCACTCAATCGTAGCGTTTGCTATGCCCTTGGTAAATCCTACACGCCGACCTTTTTCTATCGTCGTAAAGCGTGCAGTATTCTCAAAAAAGACTTCCTTTTGCCACGGCGTATAGGTTAGGCAAAGCGCAGTTTCACTCATAGCCCACCCAAGAAATCAAATATACTACCGCCAAACCATATTTTGTCCATCATCCATATTTTTAGCCCCTTTATTGCTGCTTCAAGCCACATCCCCCCAATTAGCATAAAAAAGAAAAAAAATACAACAAAGGCAACTACAAAATATTCGCCTATTTGCTTTTTTCTATACCACTCCTTAATTCTCTGTATCACCTTTTAGCTCCTTTCGCTCAATGATTATCTTTTGCTCGCTTTGCACGTTTGCATTATTGATCACCGTATCAGCCTCACGCCCTAGCACAGTCTCTTTGTTTCTAGCCGTGATCCTGCTATGGGCTTCAACGTCTGCTATCCTATCGCTCATCTCTAGCATCTCGTCCGCTTTCTTTTGATTTCTGAGCGCTGCGTTTTGAAAATAGAGCAAATGTTTTGTCTTTTCGTCTACTATTTCGTGAAACGCTTTCACTTTTGTTTCATTTTCGCCAGCCAAAGCCGTATTTATCGCTACTTGTTGTTTCACTAACTCAGCATCTGCTTGGCTTATGCCATTGCAAATTTTAAAAACTGCTCCAATACTTACATCATATTTAAACGCCAAGCTTTTTTTGCTAGCGCCCAACTGATATTCAGCGATGATCGCTTCTTTTGTCTTGTCGCTTATCTTCGCCATCAATAAATCCTAAACTCGCCCTCTATCACTCCAAGGGCTATTTTTCTCTCAAGTAATTTTCGCTTTATCTTGAAAACTTCCGTCTGCATTCCCTTTACGTCCTCTATTATCCTCTTGCCATTTTTTAGGCGGTATGTAAAATCTGCTATGTATCTGATCTCACGCACGGTTCTAAAACCTTGTCTTGTTGTTTCATCTGATATTGTGTAGCTAGGCATTAACACAAAGGGCACTTGTCTATTTAGCTCACTTATCTCGCCAGCTCTTTGTAAGGTTTCTAGCTCTTGATTGCGTCGCCACTCTTTTGCGCTATCAAAGCCTTTGGTCTTGCGGTTGTGGTACTTGGTTTTAACGATCTCCGAAACGTTGCCAATTCTCATCAGCTACCTCCTCGTATTTTTCTATGCTTTCGTGTTTGTGTGCGTGACACCATTGATGACACTCTCTACAAACGGCTATTTGCTTGCTGTCGTCCTTATCTGCTCCAAACCTGCCATATCTTACGTGGTGGCACTCTATGCTTTGTTGCTCCTCACATATTTGACAAAGTGGGTATGCTTCAAGTAGCCTTAGTTGGTAGGCTCTGTTTTCGCTTCGTGTTAGTCGCATTAATATCTTACCTCTACATATTCGCCCATTTCTGCATCTGATGAGTAGTGGCCACGAGTGCAAAAATAAAAATAATAAGAGCTTGTGCTAAGACCTTGTTTTTTGCAAAACTGGACAGCATCATCACAATCAAAAAACACTGCAACTATTTGAGCGTTCTCTAAGGCTCCGCTTTCGCACAAAGTCTTAAATAAATAATTCTCCTTATATTTGAGACATCCGTCTTTATCAAACCAGTCGCTGCTATTTTCAATATCATCAAGATCTAATTTGTAAACTGCATAATTTAGTACCATTCTTTCTTTCCTTTTTTACATTTTGTTAATCTCAAAATAGCCCCCTTGCTTCCTCGTTTTTGTGCTTCTCGTTCCACTTTCTCATTACTTCAAGCACTCCGCTTGCGTCTTTACGGCTTATCTCAAAGCTATCAAGTATTTTTTTATTTTCGTCCGCTACTTTTGCAATTATGTTAGCTCCGCTTTCGGCTATTGTGATATATACGGCTTTCATTACGCGCCAATCCTTTTTATCGCGCTCGTTAATATTGCCTTAATAGGCGATTTTTGCTCAGCTAGAGCTTTAAATTTAGCCACGCCCATAAATTTGCCGTCGTTGTCTCCGCCGATAAAATATACTGGCTCGTTTCCGCCTACGCCGTTAAAGCTGTTATTCGCCTCACTCTCGCCGATTAGATAATCAGGACAAATTTGTGGGGTTTTCGCGTAAATTTTATAAAGCTTGGCGAAGTCCCATTTTTTAAAATTCTCCCAGTCTTGCCCTTCTAGGTTGCAAACCTTTATCCAGCCACCCCTAGCACGCACTACCGACATTATCGCGCCGTCTTTAAAGCAAACACTACGATAAGGTCCGTAGCGTCTTATGGCGTAAGCTAACTCGTCTAACGCTTTTTGTGCTTTGTCTCCCTCATCTCCGTTGAGCGCTTCTAAAATTTCCGCAGACGTAGGCATCGTAGGATATTTTCGCGTTTGTCTGACTAGTTTTAGTGCCGCGGCTAATTCGCTCGCCTTGTATTCCATTAGGTCCTCAAAATAAAGCGCGATCACGGCTTTACTCAAATTCGCTCCGTAATACTCTACCGTCGGCATAAATACGCCGTAAAATTCTTGTATCGTCATTGAAAATCTCCTACCAAGTCACTTTTTCCGTTTTTTCTCATTTCTCTAGCTAGCTCCCTAAATGCCGCCATTGTGTTTAGCGTGCCTTGTTTTAGTCCGTGAGGGTTATCATCGCTTACGCCTTGCGTGCTACTAGTCGCTTTTGCGCCGTAGGTTGGCTTTGGCTTAAACACCCCTTGCCACTCGTTAGCCATAGCTTCACGTATGCAGGCATTGACGTCTATACCCTCGTTCGCCCACTTAGCCCACTCGCTAAATTTCATCTCGATACCCTTAGAGCTTAGTTTCTCTCGTCGCTCTTTCTTGTAGGTTAGATATTCTTGCCAAAGATTTGGATCAATGAAGTCAGGTAGTGAAACGCCCTTAGGGGGTAGGGGGTTAATTGACGGTT